TGATTCGTCAAATGTGGATAGGGTTAAGTATTTTGATACTAAAAAGGAATTGGTTATTAAATTTAACGATGGTTCTTACTATACTTACTTTGATATTGACTTAGATACATTTGAGAAAATAGTAAAAGGTGATGCTGTATGTAGAACAACTGGTGAAAACGAGTTTGGTTCTTGGGTAGAGGGACAAGGTCCATCTGTTGGTGCTGCTGTATGGGAATACTTAATTGACCCACAAGTTGATTACCAACCAGGTGGTTCGTTAAGATAATTAAAATAATTTTCTACAAAATTAGAAAAAACAATACTATATGTATATTATAGTATATAAAAAACAAATAAATTAAAATGGATAAAACTAAATTAATCGCGAGTATTAAGAATCAGTTGAAATCTTTGATGATGAGTGAAGTAAAATTCGCTGAAATCAAAGCAGGAGACTTGATGATTAATTGTCCTGATGAGGAATGTGTAGTTGGTTCGGAAGTATTTACTGTTGATGTAGATGGAAATAACATTCCACTTGCTGATGGCGACTATACTTTAGATTCAGGCGAAACGATTTCTGTTGTATCTGGTAAAGTAAGCGCTATCGCAATTACTGAAACACCAGTTGAAGCAGAGGTTGAAGTAGAAGTAGAATCACCAGAAGGCGAAGCATCCGAAGAAGAGGATGTAACAGAAGAAGAAATGGGATACAAACCAGAAGAAATGAAAGCTTTAATGGAACGAGTTGCTAAAATGGAAAAGATGTTAGAAGAAATGTCTAAATCTAACAACAAAATGGCACAAGAGTTATCAAAAGTATCTGGCGAACCATCAACAACTCCAATTGCTATTGAACCAACAGAGTTCAAATCAGTTGAAGAAAAGAAAGAAGGTTTTGGAGCGGTAGACATTATGGCTATTCGTCAAAGAGCAAGAGCATCAAGAAAATAATTACAGAAAGTAATAAATAAAAAAAACAATATAGAAAATGGCAACATTAAATTTAGCATCATTAACTAAATATACAGACCAATTGTCTGGTATATTATTGAAAGAGGCAGTTTTGGTAGGAACTACATTTGATTATATCTCAATTCAAACTGGGGTAAAATACGCAGATAGTATCAATATCTTAACTAACACTCTTACAGCAGCAGCGGGTGGCTGTGGAACAATTAGCCCAACAGGTTCAACAACTTTGAGCCAAAGAGACATTCAAGTTTCTCCAATTAAAGTGGAAGAATCTGTATGTGTAGACGAATTTGAGCAGTATTGGATAGGACAATTAGCAAAAGAAGGTTCTTACAATGAGTTCGCACCAGAAGCGTTTAACGAATTATACCTTGCTAACAAAGTAGAGAAAATCGGTCAATTAGTAGAAGATATCTTCTGGAAAGCGTCTCCATCTTCAAGAGCACTTATTCCAGGTGCAGGTTCTGGTAACTTATCATTGGCTACTGGTATCTTAGATACTTTACTTTACACATCAGCAACTAACTCAACTATCGCAGCAACAGCTACGGGAGCATTAACAGTAGCAACAGCAATAGATGTAGTTGATAACATGATAGCTCAAATCCCTAGCGATGTATTAGCAGTAGAAGATTTAACAGTATTTATGTCTCACGCTAATTTTAGAGTATTAATGAACGCATTGAGACAAGGTAATTACTTTACTCAATATGACGGACAAAAAGCTCACACTTGGGTATTAGACAACTATACTAACACTAATGTTAGAATCGTTGCTACAAGAGGTCTTAACGCTACAGACATAATGGTATTGACTCCATCATCTAACCTTTACTTCGGAACTGATTCATTCGGTGAAGCAAGAAACGGAGATGGTTTCCAATTCTGGTATGATATTAGAGATAACATCACTTACTTCCGTTCTAAATTAAAAGTTGGGGCACAAGTTGCTTTCCCAGCTTATGTGGTTATCAAAAAATCATAATTTAGAATAAAAAATATAACTCAATAAGGGGTGTAAAAGCCCCGAAAGAGTTAAGAAAAATAAAAAACACACAAAATGGCATGTTTATTAACAACAGGATATAGTTTAGGATGTAGAGACAACATCGGTGGTGTTGCGGAAGTGTATATTGGTGAATGGAATGGAACAGATTTAACTTATGTTTTAGGAGTAGATAATATCATCGGAACTTTTTCAGGTGCTACTGTATCTTTCTATACTTTCCAACAAGAAATTGAAACAGCATCATATACAGAAAATGGAGTATTCAGTATTGAGAACGGAACGTCGTTCTACGAGATTACCCTTAGCATAACACTTCACAAATTGGACGCGGCTTTAAGAAATAAAATTTTATTATTAGGTCAAGGAAAATGGAGAATAATTATCAAGGACCAAAGGGGTGCTTATCACCTTATGGGTTATCAAAACCCAGTTAGAGTATCCGCTTCCACACCAGGAACTGGAAAAGCTTATGGTGACTTAAATGGTTCAGTCGTAACCTTTATGACGAAAGAACCAGTCCCAGCTTACTTGGTAGAAACAGCAGCAGCGTTGTCTGTGATTGCTTAACCACTACAAAACTAAAAAAAGGATAGTTTCATATTCAACCTTTTTTAAGCCTCCGCTCTGGGGGCTTTTTTTATTTTAAATTGTTTAGAAAAAGCAGGATAAAAGTATATTATAGTTAAATAAATACAAGATATGGAATTGAAATTAAGAGCAGGATACGAGGATATGGCTATTTATATACCACAACAAAACCAAAATGTAGTTGGTAAATTTATAGATGCTAGAATGTATCCACATTTGTATAAATTATACCCGAGTTTATTTGAGGTTATTGAAACTAAAAAAACAAAAATAGTAAATGATATACTTATCAACAACAACACCGACGAAAGTAGTATTACTGAGCAATAAAGATAGAACTGCTGGTAGTTCTGCTCAAGATTTAGCATTGGACTATTACACTTTTAGAATTGTAAGTTCGGATACTTTTGACGAATATGTTTTTTCACCTGATAATTGGAGTGACTCACCTTATTATGATAGTTTCACTGTATCAGTTGGAACATCAAGTATTAGTATGACTGGTTCTGTTATGATAGATGCTGAGGCAGGACAATATAACTTTACTGTTTATAAGATGCCAACTCAATATAACTTAAATACAGCATCTGCTTCTTATATAACAGAGAATGGTATATTACAAATAACAGATGTTGATGGATTTAACTGGTTCGCACCAAGTCAGCCAACAGCATTTACTCAAAGTGATAGTGATACTATAAAAGCATTTACAGAACTATAAAATAAAAACACAAAATGGAAGATAAAGAAAACAAAACAAAGTTTCTGGTTCATAATTTCAATCTTAACGAAACTACGACAGAATCTTTACCCATTTATACTGAAAGGATTACAAGAGCAGGTTACATATCCTATGGATACGACAACCTTTATCCTGATTACTTGATTACTATGATGAATAGAAGTGCTAAACACAACGCTATTCTTAAAAGAAAAGCAATGATGATTGCTGGTAATGGTTTTAACATAGAGGGTATAGACGGACAAGCAGCACAATTCCTAGCAAATCCTTATAACGAAATGTCTATAAACGAAATAGCTTTTAGAAGTGCTTATGATTTAGAAGTATTTGGAGCTTATGCCTTGGAGATAATCTATTCAAAAGATAGAAGTAAAATAGCTGAGGTTAATTATCTACCAGTAAATAAGATTAGATTAAGTGAGGATGGAAAACATATCTTTTATTCTAACGATTGGTCTAATTTAAGAAAGTTTGGACCAGAAAAATACCCAGCTTATAATCCAAAGAACCCAGTTGGAACTCAAATCCTTTATGTTAAAGAATATAGACCAGGACAAGAGTATTATGGAATGCCAGAATACATTAGTTGTGTTCCGTGGATAGCATTAGAATATGAAATAGCTTCATTCCACTTAAACCAAGTTCAAAATGGATTTATGCCTTCTATGATTATTAACTTTAACAATGGTGTTCCATCGGATGATGAAATGAAAGATGTTGTTAGACAATTAAAGGCTGACTTTACGGGGGCGAAAGGTGAGACAGTTATGTTCTTATTTGCTGATGGTAAAGAAAGAGCAGCAGAGATTACACCAGTTCAATTAAATAATTCTGATGAAAGGTTTATTCAACTTAACGCCGAAATCACGCAAGGCATCTTAACAGGACACTCTGTGACTAATCCTGGACTATTTGGTATATCAACTCCTGGTGAGTTAGGACAAAAAAGTATTATACTTGAAAGTTTAGAGATATTCCAATCAATGTATATCGCACCTAAACAAGATATAATTGCTTCAACATTTAATCAATTATTAAAGTTCAATGGTTCAACTACAAAATTAACATTAAACAAATATGAGTTAGATGTAGAAAAAATAAACGAAGGTGAATAATGAGGTCAATTTTTATAACTTCCGACTATGTATTTAAATATACAGTGATAGACCAAAATGTAGATGCGGACTTAATCTTAAAGTTTATCATAAAAGCTCAGGACTTAAACGTCCAAGCAACATTAGGTTCTCACCTTTACAATAAACTATTGGCTGATTGTCCTAACTTTACTGGTTTTTATAGAACTTTAATAAAGGATTATGTGCAGCCAGCACAAGCTGAATGGGTTGTATGGCACGCTTTACCCTTTATTAACTTTAAATTAACAAACAAAAATGTATCAATAAAAAGTTCCGACTCATCTCAACCATCAACAGTTGAGGATTTACAATGGTTAATGATGCAGGTTAAAAACAACGCTGAGTTCTACTCGGAAAGAACCAGAGATTATATTAGAAACAACCTGGCTCAATTCCCAGAGTTCTTTACAAGCGAACCAGGAAATCCATTTGATATTAAACCAAATAGAACAAACTATATGGCTGGTATTTACACAAGAGGAACTGGTTTTAGAGGTCCTTTACCTCCATTAAATAATATAGACCCAAATGACTTCTGTTGTTAAGAAAGAAATAAAGAAAAAGAAAACTTATCTTACAAAGAATAAGAAGATTTTACTTGCCCTAATTAAGCAGGAGGAAAAAAGTAAGGATAAAGATGGAAATGATTAATATACTAACTCTTATAGGTGGTGTTATGTTGTCTGTTATAGGATACTTTCTTAAAGCAACTATGGATGACTTAAAGAGTGTTAAAGCAACTTCGTTTGATACAAAGAGTAAGTTGGCTTTATTGGAAAATGATAGCATCAATAAGTATAATAATTTAAGTGAGAAGTTTGATGACTTGAAAGGAGCCTTAATTGACTTAACAAAGGAAATAAAAGAAATGAATAGAAGGATTAAATAATCTTACTTAACTTTAACTCTCTACTTTTTTGTAGTATCAAACTATCAATGGTATCACATATCTCATCATATGAGTCTATAAGGACACCTCTGTATATTACATAGTGTTTAGATGATACTTCTATACCTTTATGTGATGTGCTTTCTTGTATATAAAACATAGAGTTCTTGTCTATCTTATATGTCTTTCTCCAATAGTGATATGTTTTATTACCTCTTGTAGAAACTACTAATCTTTTTGATAAAATCTTCAATCATCTTTATTATTTTTTCTGGCTTTCGCCATAGCATCTAATCCCAGGTAAATCCAAGAGGACAAGTTTCTTTCATAGATTCTTCATGTCTCATTTCTGCTGCCATTTCAAACATACCATTTGCT